TAGATGGAGCAAGAGAAGAAGATATATATAAAACGCTAGGCATAGGGTCTACAGCGTGGAATGATTATAAGAATAAGTATCCGTTACTAACGAGAGCATTAAAAGTTAGCAAGATAACATTGATATCCAAATTAGAACAAACATTATATAACAAAGCATTAGAGGGTAATACAACAGCATTGATATTCTCATTGAAAAACTTAGCACCAAGTAAATGGGGAGATAAGATTGATGTTAAAGGTAGTGTAGAGATAAAAGACTTTACTAAGATGCTAGATAAGTTTATTGATAAGTTATGACATTAGATCAAGTCATATTATTAGATAAGAGTAAGGACATAATAAAAGACAGAACGCAAATCATATTTAGCGAGGGAACAACCAATAGTGGAAAATCGTTTATAATAGGAATTGCTTTTTTGTTAAGAATAATGGAAACACCTAAAGAGCAAACTCAATTCTTCTTAGGTGGTAAGAGTTTACCCGTATTAGAAAAGATGTATATGCAAAACCCTGATTCGTTTTATAACATATTCAAATCAATTTGCACATACACTAACGCAGGACAAGGTGGAGCAAAGATAGTAATTAACATGCAAGGTGCTAAGCCTGATAAGATAATATATTTAGCGGGTTACGATAACAAGAAAAGATGGAGTGATATATTAGGATTAACTATATATGGCTTTAACATAGAAGAGATTAACATAGCTGATAATGATTTCATAAGTGAGTTATTCATTCGTGTATTTAGAAATGGTGGATTCCTATATGCAACATCAAACGGTGGCGACCCTGATATACCAGTGTATGCTAATCATTTGAATAAGTGTAGACCATCATCTAAGTATGAACATCAAGTACCAAAGGAAACAATGATTGAACTAGAGAGAAGTGAGCCTAGTCCTGATTACGTATATTATTTCTTTAATTTTGATGATAACCCTACCATGTCAATGGAAGATAGGGAGAAGTTAATTGCTAATACTCCTAAGGATAGTTACCAATGGATGACAAAGATATTAGGTATAAGAGGAATTCGTGAGGGAGTTATATACGCAAACTATATGACAAGACATAAGAATATCATTAGTATTGATGATGTATTCGGTGAGCATCCTAAATATGGCGTTGAGATAATGACAATAGGGATAGATGTAGGTGGTACAGACCATACAGTATTCACATTAAATGTATTCACCACAGGATATAGAGAGCACATAGTAGTAGACTATATGAAGTTAAATAACGCTAATCATGATGATATATGGACTGCATTTAACAAATGGATACAGCCGTATTATGAAAGGTATTCAATGTATATCAAAGGAGCATTTATAGATAACGCAGCTAAGATAATGAGATTAACAATGGATAGCAGGATGAAATTACATCTTGGATTACGTTGCTATGGGCATAAGAAATACCTCATTAAAGATAGAGTAGACTGGGGTATCACACAATTAGATCAAGGTAAGCTATTGTTCACTGAGTTAACTGAGGATTGCTATGTAGCATTTACTAAGGCAACATACACAAATAAGTCTAAGACTGATATACGAGCATTTAGCAACCATACACATAAAGATATAGTAGATAGTGTTGAGTACGGGCAAGCGCCTTATACTACACAAATAATGAGAAACATACTAATTACATAAGGAGATAATATGGATAGTAAGATATATGAACAAGGTGAGAAAGCACAACCTATCGTATTAGATAAGGCAGTGTTAGTAGAAAAGATAATGGAAGCCTCACATCTCACATGGGATGAAGCAGCAAACGCATTAGAGATTACCTTAGAGCGATTGCGTGAAGAGGGTAAAGTAGAATAGACTATCTCTTAAGGAGGGTTTAGATGAAAGTACGGAACGCAGTAAACCCACTATATTGGGGTAGAAGAATGATTGATAAGAGAATACAAGAGTTCACTAAAGGAGTTGGAACAGGTATGCAATATAACCCATTGTTAGTTACAATGAAAGATAATTTCACCGATAGACAATTCACACGAAGAGGGTTAGAAAATAGCCTATGGTATAGTGGAGATGAGCAAAGTTTGTTACATTTCTATACTAAGGAAGCACCTAAGTTCTTTGGTAAAGGACAAGCAAGTGAGAGTACCAATTACTTTTGGTCACAATCTAACATAGATGTAAGAAGAATACATAGTGGATTTCCACAGTTAATATGTGAGAAAATGGCCGACTTAATAACTGGTAACGGTTATGAGATAAAAGTAGAGGGTGCAAACGAGGTTGATTTACAAGAGGAATTAGACTTGATGTTAGAAGATAACAAGTTTAGAGGACATCTATTAGGTAAGTCGATTGAAACGGAATCATGGAGTGGTGGGGTATCTTGGAAGTTAAGTTGGAATCCATCATTAAGTGAATACCCAATTATTGAAGCATGGCAACCTGAAAACTATACAAGTGTTATAGTTAGTGGTAGAGTACAACAAGATATATTCTATGTGTATTATGAGAAGAATAACATCACATATAGATTAAGTGAGATATATGGAGTAGATAAAACTAAGGGTGCTTACATAGATTACAAGTTAGAAAAGTTAGTATTCAAATCAAGAGGGCAAGATTCGAAAGATGGTGAGTGGAGTTTAGTGCCATTCAATGAATTAGAGCAAACAACAGACTTAAAGAAAATTGAGTTTAATGGTTACTTTAAACGCCTTAGCCTATACAAAGCAAACAAACTACCTAATAGTGAGTTTAGATATTCAATGGTAGGAGAGAGTGATTATGCAGGGTCATATGGTTCATTTGATGCAGTAGATGAAATCATATCAACTTGGATTCAAGAGTTTAGAGATGCTAAGTTAAATAGATACTTCCCTGAAGAGTTAATGCTTAAGAATTTAGGTACTGGTAAATACGCTTATCCTGATTCATTCAAAAAGGATCATATCTTATTTGCGGATAGTCCTAGTGAGAATACCGATAAACAAAAGATATTATATGAACAAGGAGATGTGCGTACTGATAAGCATGTTGAATCGTATAAAATATGGGTTACACAGATACTTAATAATGCAGGGTTATCTCCATTGACAGTTGGAGTAACAGGCTTAGAGAGTGTTGATGCTAGTGCTGAATCACAGCAAGAGCGTGAGAAAGTGTCTATCCGTACTCGTAACAAGAAAATAGAGTTATGGACTGAGTTCTTAGAGGACTTCCTTAAAACGGCATTAGAGTTTAGGATGATGACTAAGGCTATGACTGAAAACGAAGATGGTACATATGATGTAAGTAAAATGCAAGACTTCGATTTAATCGTATCATTTAATGATTATATAATTAAGTCTAAAGCAGATAGAACGACTGAAGCACAACTAGGCTTAGGTTCATCTTGTGATGTATTAACAGCAGTTAAGTATGTACATGATGATAAAACGCTTCGTGAGCAACTTGCTATAAGCGCTAGGATTAAGTTAGAGAATGGGTATGAAAGTATATCACAGGCTGAATTTAGTGCACTACAAGCTGAAAACTTAGATGTTAACGAAGAGTTAGTAGAAGATAAAGTAAAAATATTAGAAATTCCTGATGCCGTAGTAGAGGTAGAAAATGCTATTGAGCCACAGGATGAAGACACAGTATTAGATAATGAAGAAGTTGGTATTGAAGATGGTAGACAAAGTGTTGATGAAGTGTTATTAAATGGAGCACAAATCACATCAGCCGTTCAAATAGTAGATAACTTTAATAAGGGTGTATTAACCTTTGAGGGAGCATTAGCTATGTTAATGACATTCCTAAACATTGATGAGGCAAAAGCCCGTATAATGTTAAATAATGGAGTGCCTACTAAACCAATGGAAACACCTGTACCATTAGAATAGGTGGTCAATTATGCCTGTTCAATTAAATGAGAAACGACCTTTCCAACGATTTGTTCATACACCTGATGAGAAGAGTGAGTTAAAGAGTAAAGGCTTTACAACAGTCAACTCATCTAATGTATCAGCAGTCGCAAAAGATAAAGCAGATTTAGTAATACGATTTCATGGTGGTGCTACATACAGTTATGCAGGTAAAGGTAATCTATTTACTAATATGATAGCAGCAGCAAGTAAGGGGAAATGGGTATGGAGATTCTTAATTAGGCCTAACGCAACATATGAAAAGATAGGTAATGTAGATATTAAGGATGATATACCGAGTAGAGATATGATGGTTGATGATAAGCGAGATAAACCACAAGCAGATATATCTACTATGTTTCCAATAGAATCAATGGGGTTATTAGAAACAATGGCATTGGGTAACCTCGCAAAGGACTTAGGAACAATCGCTAGTTTATTTCTAGTGAGTAGTATAAATGGTACTAGCCTTAACTAGGATACAGTCGTACAGACTTTAAAAGGAGGTAACAAAATGGCAGTAGAAGAAATAGTAAAAGTGGTCGAACCAATCGTTGAGCCAGTAGAAGCTCCGATAGTCGAACCAGTAGTAGAAGCAGTAAAAACCAAACAAGAGTTATTAAGAGAAATATCAAAAGAATATGGTATAAACTTGTTTGAAGCAGAGGGTATTCAAAAGTTTAAAGAATATCAAGATAGTCAAAAATCAGCAACCGATAAGTTAAATGAGCAATTAGAAGCGTATAAATCTAAGGAAACTGAATGGACTAGCAAGACACTTGATTATGAAAGTAAACTTAAAGCAACTGAATTAGGTATTCCGTTAGATAGATTAGATGATGTTAAGAAATTAGCTGACAATGATCCTAGCAAATACGAGGAAGTTTTAAAGAAATACCCTGCATTTAAGACAACAGATGGAATAAAGATTGGTGTTCAAAATCCCAATAATTCCAAAACTCCAAGTGGATTGAGTGAAGCCGAGCAATACATGGCTAAGAACTCTCGCATATATGGAGACAAAAAATAAAGGAGAATTAACTTATGGCAAATTTATTATATCCAGCATCAAGTGGTCATTATACAGATGACAAGTATTCAGCATTATTAGAACCAAATCTATGGTATAACAACATATTCATTCCTGGCGTTACATATACAGACAAATATCAATTAGGCCCAGCAGGTCAAATATTCGTTCATAAACCAGGCGTTGGAACTATCACACCTACAGTACCAGGTGCAGACTTTACAGATGCAATCGTTCAAGATTCATTAGTAACTATCGCATTGAATTTACAATTTAACCGTTCAAGAAAAATTTATGGTGCTACATTAGCTTCAGTTGCTTATTCAGCAGCAGCAAGTGAAATGGAAACAGCTATTCAAGAAATTAAAAAGGCTTGGACATTAGCAGCATATCAAGCAATGATTACAACAGTTGGTACAATCAACTCAACTAACATTTTAACAGTGGTAACAGCATCAGATGTATATGATACTATCGTTGATGATAGAGCTAAATTAGTAGCAACAGGTGTTACACCTGACACAATTATCGTATCACCTGCAATTTATGGAATGTTACTACAAAGTGATGAATTCCAAAGAACTGGTATCGTTGGCGATAATGCAGTATCTAATGCAATCGTTGGTAAGGTAGCAGGACTTAATGTAGTTGAATATGAAGCAACAGATAGTGGTGCAATTGATGCAGCAACTATTGGTGGAATCACATGGGCTACAGGCGATTTAATGGAATATGTTATGTATGATAGTGATGCTTTATCTATCGTAACATCAGTAGAAGCTATTAGATTAGTTGAAGAACCAACTCGTTTCGTAGGTACTTTAGCGCAAGTTCAAATCGTATCAGGATTCAAATTAACAAATCCAGCAAGATGTTTACTTAAGTTCCACGATTTAGCATAATAAGATAACCTAAATATGGGTGGGGTTCATACCCTGCCCTATTTTATTAAAGGAGTGAAATAATGACATTAACTAACGGACAATATATAATAACTAAAGATGAAGTAATAGATAATAGTGAGTTTACTGAGGCTGACTTAACTGAGGTATATGGTGAGGCTATTGAGTTCTATTTAATCAATGCAAGTAAAAAAACATATAATATCTTATATAGTGCTTATAGAGGCGTAAATAAAGGTAGACAACGATTAGCATTACAATATATTATAAATAATGACAGTGATAAGCAAGTAACGATTAGAGAAGCAATTATAGAGTATATAAGAGGTGCTATGTATAGTGGTATGGATTTAAAAGAATACCTAGATGTAAAGCCTAACTTTTCGCATAGTGTAATTGATATACTTAAACAAGATGACCTATGGATCGTTGCTGAATATTATTATCAAGATGAAGATATATTATGAGAAAACCTCGTAATCCTAAATATACCTTAAAAGCATATTACATTCACAATGATATTATTACAGTATTTTGGTGTAAGGAAAATAAAATTAGAAACATAACTAATGAAATGGGTGCTAGTATGCCTATGTCTAACGGTGAGCGTGTTTTTGAAACTGATAGTCCTATTACATTTGAAATGAATCAAACGGTTAAGATAGGAAATGAAGAGTTATATGTTCAATCAAGCAATGGTAATATTGACCCTAGCGACCTTAATTCTATGCGTGGTAATCCTAAATACATACAAACAATATTGGTTAGGTAATAACAATGGGTAATATTGGAGTAACTTTAAGCGAAATTAGAATGATAGCATTAAGTAAAGTTCCATATGATAAAGGTTATATGTATATAAATGGATTAAGATTTAGTGAAGATAGTACAAAATATGTTATAACTTATGATACAAATGTAGTACCTTATATATGGTATCAAGAAAAAGGATTTACACATTGGAAAAGTGGGGATGAAGTAACGGAAAATAAAGGGTTTATACACGATAGAACAATCAATGCTTTAACATCATATATCAATGAACCAACTCAATGGAAACGACAAGTAATAGATGATGATAATGAACAAACAGTACAAGCAAGAAGAAATAAATTATCACAAGGAATAATAGAATCATTAAAAGGTAACGAGAATAGATAGGAGTGGTATTATGTTTAACTCAAAAAACAAACGATTATATGATTTGATACTAGGTAAATTGAACGCTAACACACAAGATGTTGTTTTTAGTGGTAATTATATGTTTAAATTTAATAAACAAGTAGGTGGTGGTGGCAATTTTAACTTTGAAATAGTAAGTAGAGATGCAAACGCCTTAGAATTTACTACAACTGATATAGTGCCGTTAGTAGATATTCAATCAATACAAATACCGTTCGTTGAAGATAATCAAAGAGATGATTGGGAAAGAGAATTTTATGTAGCAATAGAAATACCATCAACACGCAACGCAGTAACTAATGAAATAAAGATAGAGTTTGACGAGGCTAATCCTAAATATCAAGCAGTATTAGAAACATTAGAAAATATGTCAAATGAATTAACATTTATACAAACAGTAGAAGAGAACGAAGTAGATGTTGATTATAAATACACATTCAAGGTAAAAGAGCCTACAAAGGTTGATGTGTTCGTGTATGGTGCAAAATATTATCAACTGTTAGCATTAACATTTAATCTTACATCATTAAGCGAGGGATTCTTTGGTAATGAAACAGCCTTATATTTTGGTTTAGCAAGTGATGGCTCATTCGGTGAAACAGCACCATACTTACTTGACAATGTAGAGTTCAATGAGATAGTCGCTAAGACAGTTAGGGCTACATCTAATATTGATAATACTGAAGAGGGTTATACGATAGATAAAAGGTTATGGGAGTCAACTATAACGGTCAACTTTAATGGTAATGTGGCTGACATGTTATTGTATAAAGAGAAAGCATTATTCAGCACGATCAAGTTAGAATATCAAATTAAAATTACAAATAAAAATCTAAATACACACGCAGGTGAGAACTTAGATTACACGATAAATGTATTAGTAACAAATGTAAATATAACATATAGAAATAATGTAGTAGACCAACTTACTTTCAAATTACAAAGGGTGTGATATTATGGAACTGATAAGAGTTGAAATGGTTAAAGGGGTGCAAGAGGGGGAAACATCATTAAGCCCAACATCACCTAAAGGGGGTACAGTATCAAGCCCTGCTATTTCACGCAAAAGTTTAATAATGTTAGGTTATGGAGTAATGACAGCTAAGGCAGTATTCAACACAGCAACGCAAGAGATTAGAGCAGGTGGGAATGAGCAACTTGCTACGACAATAGAGAATGTAGCAACAGGTGTAGGTATCGCAGTTGGAGCATATGCAACAGGTGGATTAAGTTTAGTTCCTTTAGCGATAAGCACAGGTAGTCAAATATATGCAAGAGAGAAAAACAATAACAGAGTAAATCAAGCAAGAGAATATGAAGCCTCAATGCGAGGTGCAAGAGTTAGTTACCAACAAGGTGGTGGGTATGAATGACAAGCACAGTAGTTAATATAGATAGTTCGTTAGTTAGATTAACTGGTAATCCAGCACTAGAGAGAAATGTTAAAGAGGAAAAAGACAAAGGTAATTTAATAGTAACTAGCACTAGAACATTTAGATATGAGCCATATAGTAAAGTAGACATCACTACACCATATGGAGATGAAGAACAATATCTAGTTCAAGCCGATAATCCAATTAAATTGAACGCAACGGACTATGAGCATAATTTAACTCTAGTAGAAAACATTGCTTTCTTTGATGAAATATTTACGGCTGACAGGTCTTTTAAAATATTAGGACAAACACTCGAAGATATACTAACAGCCTATAAGAGAGAACTAGAAGCATATCACAATATACTTATAACATGGACTACAATACCTCAAGCAGTATTAGATGAAACAATACCATTTAAAGAATTTAGTGGAGTAAACTTTGCATCAATATTATTAAGTTTATTTAGAAAATTATGGGCAGTGCCTAAAGTTAATAGAGTAGGTAATAATTGGAATATATACCCACAATATATAAGTAATAAAAATAGTCTAATAACGAGTGATTCAATAAGTGAAACATATCAACAAAATAATGTTGATTATGCGACTAAGATTAAATCACAATTAAAGAACGCAGTTAATGAGCGTACTGAAGTAAAATGGTTTCCTAGTGAGAACGGATATGTATTACCTCGTTCAAGCACATTGATAAAACAAGAGAGTAAATTAAGATATGAACTAGATAGTAAGATTATATCAATAATCGAAGCGAGAGCAGTTGAGGTGCATTTCTTAGCAAATAACATTATCACAGGAATAGATGACAATGTATATATAAATGTTGATTTATCCAATTATGTTATACAAGATGAAGCGTGGGATTTATTACCAACAATTACAGGAACAACACCCGCAGCAATAGCAGCCTCATCAAATACAAGAAATCACATTAGATATAAAGTAGGACAACCTTATCTATCTAATCTATTTGAATCAGGAACGGATAAATTAGTATTTAGTCATGATACGGAATATTTAATAAACGCTATATTTAGAGAAACAAACATAAATAGAGCAACTTATTTCCTTTATCCATACGACAGTGGATTACCAGTTATGCAAACATTAGTAACTGAAGATGTTAAAATGCGCTTTAGATATGTTAGACAACGAGATATGGATATAGTTCATAGCCGTAAAACAAAAGGTGATATGAATGAAACAACAACTATACATCAACAACGAGATAGTAGTGTAGAGGTTAATGAATATATTAAAAATCTTAAATTATATTCAAATAGAATGGGTAACAACACTTATTCTAAAACTCAAATATTCGAGTATCCCGATATACCACATAAACTGTTTGATTTTATAGACAATAAACGAATAGTAACGAGAGTACAAAACACATATCATAATACTTATGTATATTGTGAGTATGAAGAAAGTGATGACTTTAGTAACATTGAGGCTGAATATGCTTTAATGCGTAGGAGCGATCCATACACAATAAACGCTAAGGCGGTTACAACTAACTTAGTTATACAAGAATCAATGGAGTTTAGCTCGCAAGCAAGGACATTAGATACTAGATTAACAAGTGATGCTAGAAGACTGTTAGGTGGCTTATTTGAAGCAACAACGGTTGGTATAGATAAAGCAGCGGTAGGAGTATTTAAACCAGTGCTAGCAAGTTGGAATAGTTTATACTCAATACATATGCCCGTTGAACCAAGTGGAGATGGGAACTTAATTGCATTACATGTTCAATTTCCACATCAAACGATAGCAGGTAAGACTTATTATGATTTAGATACCGACACATATAATTCAAATCTTAATCCGTTACCATATACAAAGGTTAGTGACCCACCTGAAATTGATGATGGAACACTTACTAATTATGAATTATACTTTACACCTGATGTATTGATTGAAGATTTAGGAGAATATCCATTGATATTAGATGAAACGGCTTATCTTGCTAATAACTTAACAGTTAATAATTCAGTAGAACCAATTGACTTAGATGCAGCAGCGAGTTTAGCAGTAACATTTGAAGTTAATATAACGGCTGATGAAAACATTTTCATAGGTAATAAGTTGGCTAGTGAGAATTATTTTATAAAAGACCAAGCAACATCAACAGCAATCGCAATATATAAATCGACTAAGCCATACGGTCAATATGACCAAGTGCCTAGAACGACTGATACTGATGTTACAGCGACAGTTGCTTATACATATTCATATGCTAATCGTACAATAACTATCACACCAACAAGTGATATTAACTATTTTAGTATAGTAAAAGATGGTTATATAATGTTAGCGGTTAATCAATTTATCGCAGCAGGAACATCATATGTAATAAATAGAAATCATATAGGTTCTAATGTAACAATTATTAACTCATCAAATTCAGCAATAGGAGTTAGTTTAGTAGAGGGAACTTATTTGCTTAAATTAGCACAATTATCAAGTAGTAGCATATCGGCAGTTGGAAGTGTTGATACAACATACTTATTAAAATTAGCACAAGTATCGAGTAGTAATATAATAGCAACAGGAACAGTAACAACTACATATAGTACAATATTAAATCAAGGCGCAAATATTAGTGTTGTAGCAGTAGGATTAGTTAGTGGTAGTTATTCACAAACTGATAATATAAAACTTAATACTACAATAGATGTGGATGCAACAGTAAGCACATCATATACAGTGGTACAAGCACAAGCACTTAATACTGATATAATAGTAAGTGTAGCAATAGGAACTACATACACTCAACAAAATTATGAGTGGGTAGAAACAGCAACTACTACACCAATAGGTGATGGAACTTGTGATGAATATAATGACATAGGAACTATCAAAATTGTAGCAGAACCAACTTGTGTATATAACGAAACTAGCACATACCCAAGTGCAACAGATGAAACAACAACAATTCCTGCGTGTTCAGCAGGTGCAGAATATACATTATGTTTCTTCGATAAAAACTTATTAGTATGGGTTTGTACTGATTACTTAGGTGCAATAGAAGACCAAGATGTATATTATGAATGTCAATTAAATTAGGAGTGATGAAATGTATTTACTAACATATAACGAATTAGGAGTATTAGACACAATCACTCCTGATGCACAAATCGGTCTTGTAGGTGCTTATGTGAATAAGTTACCTATGAGTATTGATGATTTATTATTAAACGATATAGTAGAAAAATTAGAAACAACGGAACACAAAATATATTATAAAATAAAAGGAGAATAAAAAAATGGCAGGAACAATACAAAATGCAGGTAAAAATTTAATGGTTGATAGTGTAGGACAATTAAGTGGAATGTATTTAACAGCGTGGGAGGGTACTGGTACAACTTTAATAGCAGCCTCAACATCAACAGTAGCTTTTGCTTCATCAAGTGGTGGCGTAGCAGATATTACAGGTGATGCTACAATAGCAATCCCCTCAGGTAAAACAGTAGTAAGAGTTAAATTAGCAAACAACACAGCAGGTTCAGTAGTTTATGCAAGTGATACAGTTAGTTATACATTCACAAACGGTGGAGATTTAATTGTTGAAAGTTACGAAATTTCGGTAACATAGTATGGCAGTTAAAAGTAAAATGAAAATCAAAGGTAAGTATAAAACTGTTCAAAATCTAAAGGTGGTAAAAGATGAAAAAACTAAGCCAATTAACAATAAATAAGATATTGATTACAGCGTTAATCTTACTAGGAATATTTATGATACAACAAAAGATAACCGAACAAGCAAGAGTGGATTATTATATTTGTTATGAGCAACACAAAGCAACCATTGAAACATATGGAGAACAAACAATAATTGATTATTGTAAAGAACATATAAAGGAGTGATGAAATGGATAAACTAAACACAGTCTTGTATGATAGTTCCCTAGCAATAGTAGAACAAGATACAAGCACGATAGAAGCGTTCTCAAGTTTACAAAATTATTACCGAGTGATAGCACCATATGATAATTCATCTTGGATTGCATACGGAATATTTTACCCAACTAATGTAAGCGATAATGTAGGTATAGCAGCCGAACCGTTATATATGCGATATGTAGGTACGGACTCATCAACAGGTGAAACATTATATGTGTATGAAAGAGAGTTCCCTGACGCCGTAGTAGGTAGTTCGCGAGCAACTAAGATTGATGTAACAGTAGCATTTATAGCAAGAGAAGAGAATTTGGTCGGTGTAAGTTTCTATGATGTAGATACAGTTGGTTATAACGAAACAACATTTATCGCAGCACAATTACTATTAGATTATGGTAGTGCAACGATAGCAGGATTATTCACAAATGTAATTCCAACAACTAATGAATATATTAGGTCTTTTAATACGGAAACTGACTGGATATTTAACGGTACAGCGTGGGTAGATAGTGATGATGTAACTGTAACTTACTTAGAAGAACATAGAGCCGACACAGTAGCAAGTTATGCGTTGCGTAAAGGTATATCAACAGGTAGACCAACTCACGCACCTGATAACACTTTTGCATTAACACAAGCAGTTAACGATAAGATTAACTCAACTGAAGCATATGCTAATTTCTATACTAAAACTGATGTTGATACTCGTTATGTAAATGTAACAGGTGATGATATGTCAGGAACTTTAGATATGAATACTAATCTTATTATAGGTGTTGATACGCCAACTGCTAACGACCATGCAGCAAATAAGTTATATGTTGATACTAGAGAAGCAGTATTACAAGCCGATATAGATGCTATTGAAACTAACATAGATGTAATTGAAGCTGAAATAGATGTAATTGATACCGATCAAATCACACAAAATGGTAGACTTACAGTTAATGAGGGCGATATTGATGACTTAGAAACTGAACAAGCATTACAAGCAGGTAGATTAACGGTTAACGAAACTGACATAGATAATTTAGAAACAGCAATAGTATTAAAAGCACCACAATCTACAACATATACTAAAGTTGAAGTAGATGACTTAGTATCAAGTGTATATAAATTTCAAGGTTCAGTCGCTACATATACTGACCTAGCAGCCAAAGAGGGTACAGCCGTAATCGGTGATGTGTGGAATGTAACTGATACAGGTATTAACTTTGCTTGGACAGGTACAGTATGGGATGATATAGGTGGAATTGAAGCGTTAGCAAGTGCTACAAATGATGGTTTAATGAGCCAAGAAGATTTTAGTAAACTAGCAACTATCGAAACTAATGCCGAACTTAATATAATAGAAGTAGTTAAAGTAAACGGAATTGCCGAAAGTATAACGGCTAAAGCGATAGATATATTTGTACCAGATAAAACAAGTGAAATTGAGAATGATGGTAATGGTTCAAGTGTATATGTTACAGCCAATGATTTAGGTAATGCAGGGTTCGGTGATATGACTGAACTTGAATATGCAACAAATGGTGAAGTTGGTATAACTGATGAAGCCGTATTATCTAGAGCAAGTAGACAAACAATAATCGTGGATATGACATACGATACAGCAGGTAAGTTTTATGCGACAGTAGATAGTTATGTCCTAACGGCTAATTACGAATTAACATTATTATTTCCTAACACACTAACGGATTTGTCGACAAATGTATCGATAAGTTTAACGGGTATATCAGGCACATACAAAGACTTAGTATATGATGATACGGAAAACAATGTAATCGTAAGCCATACGCAAGATTTAAAAACTGATGTGTATTACGATAGCGTTCAGTTTATGATGAAAGGTGAACCTTTATTACCACTCGACTTAACATTCGATAGTTCGGTTAACTCAACATATGGACTAGGTAAACCGATTAAAGGTATATCAACGATTAAAGAAATAGATGGATTGTTGGTTAATCAAGTAGTAGTTAATGGAGGTTTCCCACTAGCAACAACAGGTTGGTCTACAATTAGTGGAACAACATTGAGTATAGTAAGTGAAACATTACGTTCTACAACAACAGCGGTTAATATAAATAATGGTATTAAATTATCATCATCACCATTAATGCCAAATACGGATTATATTATAAAATATAAAATAAAACCATTTGCAACTCATACAGCATTAATTTTTATGGGAAGATTACTTTCTACTGGTATAACTGTTACTGCCAATATATGGAACGAAGTATCTTATGTGTTTAATAGTAGCACATTAGGGGATACAACTTTTGCTATATATAGTAATGGTAAAGAAATAATAGGAGCTAATATAGGTGATGTAGTAGACTTTGATGACATAATGCTTATCCCAATAACCAACACACCACTAGCCTCAAAAACAGCAAGTGAGATAGATAACATAGTAACTGAATATATAGAGGGAATAAACTATATATCTAATCCATCTTATCAATCAGTAGGCGTGAATTTATATAATATAAAAAGCACAATTACAGAACATAATATAGATAGTTATTCAATAAGTGATAATAGTTTAAATATTATAGAAACTGTTACAGCAGTCGCAGGGGTCAAACAAGATGTGATAGTTATTCCTAATACTACATATATATTAAGTGGAACAGTAACTAATATATTAGGTTCTAATGGTAGAATAAGAATAACAAATAGTGAAGAAACATTTGTAACACAGTTTATAGGAAGTGATGTATCATTTAATGTTGGAGATACAAGTTATTTAACATTTGATTTCCAAAACGGAGTAGACACAGCATATAATGTAACATATACTGATTTACAACTTGAACAAGGCACAGTCGCCACACCATACACACCATACAATACTGACACATTCAGTTTAACTGATGTAGATTTATTAAGTGTAGGAACAAGTGTACGAGATAAAGCATATCTTGATAATGGGGATTGGTTTAAAGATGCTTATGTAGGTATCGCATTAGCCGTAGCAATAGATGATGTAATAGATACAACAGCAATCCCAACGATATTAGAAACAACAGGTGTATTTTATGCAGTAGACACAGTTAATAACGAAAACCAATATGGAGTATATGGAGATACATTAACATTGACAGGTACAGCAACGGTATACTTCCAATTAGCGACTATCGTAAATAGTGAATTAGAATACACGGGTGCATTGATACAAGAAAGCACGACTACACTCATACAATCTAGCGATAACGGGTTAGCAACTGAATATGATATAGAGTTTGCATTAAATCATAAGGCTCAAACTGCGTTACATAGTGAGATGTTAAAAGGCTTACGAGATGATATTGATGAGAATAGTGCTGATATAGTCCTCTTAGATGGTGAATGGATTATAACTGATAGTGTAGATAGCAAAGTATATAGAGTAAATATTGAAATAGCGAGTGGAGTAATTTCATTAGCGAAAACGGAAATAGTATAAATTGTTGAGGGTGTAAAAGCCCTCTCGATATACACGAATATGAATATAAATAAAGATTGATTATCACGAAAATGCTTATATGTTAGCAATAATTAAATAATATAGGTGAAAATG